TCGAAGTCTTCAGCCACCATTGGCTTGTTTTCTTCGTCGTATGGGTACGATTCAGGCCCAAAATCACGCACAACGTTGGATAACAGTCGTAATTCACTACGCATAGAGGCATGTAGACGCGCTTGAACCGCACTCATCACCTTCATAGAGCGTTCTAGTATCGCCAAGGTGGTGCCAACAGGTGCTTCAGCGTTCATATCCGCTGCTTTTACGTCTGCCGCCGACGCAAACCGTCTACCTTCCTCAACAATGTCGCCCATAAGCTGGTACAAAACAGTACTTGGCTCTTTGTAGGGCAGAAAACTGATGTTTTCTTTGATCGATCCACCCGGAACGTCCACATCTCGGAACTCACCAGGCATAATCGGGGTGTCATCACCCTTAATTCGTAGACCTCGAGCCTTCAAACCACCTGGTAAGTTGGCAAGTGTGCCTGCATCAACCAATTGACGGAGCAAAGAGGTAGCAGATTTCGCCAATCCACCAATCATGTGGATCAAACCAAACCCGTAGAAGCCTAAACCAGGCATATACTGGTAGTGAACGAAGTGATCGCGCTTCATCTTGCGCTCATCGCTCTCATACCAGTTACGTCGTATTGACAGTATCGTGCGAGATGACAGATCAATCGACACCACATACGGCAACATGATGCCAGTAGGCTCACCTTTGTTCGTATCTTCAAACCCGACAAGATCTAGATCGACATTCATCTCTAAGATGGTGTGCCGGTAATCCATGTCGTAGTTGGCAGAGTCGCCGGTTAGCTCGTTGTACTTACGCTCTATGTCATCGTAATCGGGGGAAGCTGCTGGTAACTCCACATCTAAGTAGAAACCTGCAACTTGGAGCTTACGAATCTCATTTGCGCTGCGCTTCATCACATGTGTGTATCGTTCACACGTTGATAAGTCTGAGGCACCGTAACTAACAACAAAGTCTTCTGCCGGAACAAACATACTGCAAGGCCGACCCATGTTGGGATCGTAGTAAACCTTACGGAAAGCAGAACCTGCCAACGGCAAAGAGAACAACATCCGTTCTGTTTCAGGCCGATACTCGGTCATCTTCTCGGTCAGCAGGTAGTTCAGATAGTCTTGAACTCGATTCGCTTGGTTTTCCTTATCAGGGGTAATAGTGCCGACCACTGAGGTCTTTACAGGCCCACCCGCTGGGAACAACTCTTGTATCGCCTGAGACTGAAACTTAATGACTGACTCGGTAAGCAGTGGGTGAAACACACCACAAGCGCCATCCCAAGGGGTGGTGCGGTCTTCATGCTTCAGTCCCAGCAGATCCAAACCTTCAATGTAGGTTCGTTCCCAGTCTGCACGACTCTCTTTATCTGACTTGAAGGAGCCAACAAGCTCAGAGGCGATACCGTAAAGATCGCCTTCATCAATAAACTCGGCTAGGTTGGAGTCGTGGGACTCCGCACCCATTGGCACCATGTCTGGGTCAAAGTCGATGATCATCCCACCGTCTTCGGTTTCTATAGATACCGAATCAGGATTAACAATCTCTATCTCTAGGTCAGGCTCATCGCCGGTTCCCTGAGAAAATATCGACTCTGGCGTAGCCAAAGGGCGGTCAATAGCCATCTATCCGTTCTTCGTGAACTTTTGAGATCGGGCCGCACCAGAACCACGGGCAACTGTATTGCCTCCTTCTCTCATTTGCACTCTAGCGACACCACCGTTAGCCATCATCTTAGGTGACATCTTGACGCCCTCACTGGTCATCATATTCATAGTCTTGCCGCCAGCCATCATCTTACCTTCACCATCCATAGCAAAGGTTGGCTTCATTTCGCCCGTTTTAGGATCTTTTGCCATTGGCATCTTTGATGATGTTGGCCCACCAGGAGCCATTCCGCCAGGCATCCTGCCACCCCTAGCGCCGCCTTTTGATGACATCTTTGATTTAGTCATACCGCCACCCATCATCGTGCGGGTTTTACGAGCAAGAGTCATGTTTGCTCTTCTTACTTTTTTATCCGCATCACGCTTAGGCGTGGCTTCTTTTTGACGCTTAGTCATCATTTTAGAATTGGCCTTGCCGCCCCTACTGTATCCTTTAGGTGGACTATTCTTTTTCTTCATAATCAACTCCTGCATAGAGATTATCGAATACTTGATTTACATCGAGCGTGTAGTCCAGATCGGACTTACTGTAGTGAATGTGCTGGGATGGTCTGAAGTCTGGGGCACCTTCGCCTGTTTCAAACCATGCCGGATGTGTCACTCTAACCCTATTGTTAGGCAAAGCAACGATATTCCCCGTCCACTTACCAGCATCTAAAAGCTCCATAACATGACTCTGCTTGTGTTGTGCAGGGTCATCAGCTATCTCGTTGTCAGTGTAATCCACTGTGAACATATACCTAGCTGGATACATATCGCCATCGATCTTAGCAAGCCAGGGACATGGCGTACAACGATCCAAGACATATACCGAATGCTCCCGCGAACTACAATCCCACGGTTGCGCTGCCCACGTTGGCATCGGCTCAGGCCATTCTTCTAGCGGAGTATCTGCTACCAGACCTGTGATCGGCATCCTTGCCCACATCGCACCGCCGTGTACGTTCGGCTCGTCATCGTCATCGTAGGTCTCGGCTCCAGTGAATATCATCTGGAAGCTCAAGCTACGACACGGCATTGTTGTTACAGCGACTGCCATCGCGTGTATGAACTCACCGTGATACTTGGCGTGGTTGTGGGTGTATTCCTTTCTTACCCAGCACTTGAAGTACGGGATATTGCTTTGCAGGAAAGCCATCAAACAGCGTCCTTATAAAATTGTTTTTCCCATTCCTTGTGCCGTTTTATCGGCTCTTTGAAATAGTCCATGAATCGTGCCATATAAACCACAAAGTGGTTCAACCAACTCAGCGGTGCAGGCAACGGTCTCATGTAGTCCAGAAACAAAACTACCCTGTTACGGTTAGTCATGTTTACCGCCATGTGCTCGTAGGTGTCATCAAAGACTACTGCTTTGCCTTCTTCCCACCGATACTCTTGCTTGTTCACCACCAACACACAGCCTTTGCCTTCGGTTGGTATATCAAGACCCAGATGCACCCTGAGCACCCCACACCACGGGCCTTCGTGCGGCATCAACATCTTTCTTGGCCCGATCACTGAGAAGTAGGCAGATATCAGATTCTTCTCGGCGTCTATGATCTTCATAGTTTCAGGGAACTCTTGGCAGTTCCGATCAAAGCGGATCTTGCCTGCCTTCAAGAAAAACATCTTCCACTTGTCATCGTTAGAGATGTATATCTGATCTGGGCTAATGGTCTGAAACGGCGCGAACTCATCTATACGGTTCCGCATCTTCTCGAACTCTGCCCTGATCACATCGTAGTTTTGTTCTAGAACAGCGGTGACAGGGAAGTCTGCGTTATCAAAAAACACACGATTGCCCTTCTTCGAGAATCTTCTAAACAATGGCCTAAAGGCTTTTTCGACAAGCCAGCCATTTACCTCAACCATCAGTAATAAGTGGCCCTTTTCGGATAGAACGGTTCGTCTTCTTCGTCTGAGTTAAGCCTCAAGAACCCGCCTTGACGGAACCTGAGTAGTGCCTGTGTGGATGAATCCACAAGGTCATCGTGTTCACCAGAAGGAAACGAAGCAAACTCTTCGATCACCTCTTCAGCAAACCGTGTACCTGGTGCCCAAACAATCCCTGACGCAAACAGGTCTGACACTGCGTTGACTCGAGATATCTTGTCGTTACCCCTAGACGGGGTGTATTCACCGACAGGTATACCCATAGCCCGTAATTCAAAGATCAGCGGCATACCAGCAGCTTTGGCCTCCACAATACACGCATCGGGTTGCCAGTCTGTATAAAACTCTAGTGCCGTCTTTTTCAGTTCAGGGAACTCTAACCGCTCTTTGTAAGCATCCAACAGGATGATATTGGGCTGCATTACGCCTTCAGAGTTGGGTTTGTAAAAAACCCCCCAAGTTGTGCATGCCGAGTAGTCGGCACGTTGTGTCTTTAGGAACGCTGTGTCCCAAGACTGAATAATAAACTCACACGGCGGCGGGGTTGCGTCTTCCCATTCTTGCCACCACTCGCGCTTTACCAGCGCACCCTCCTCTGAGGTTGGGTTTTGCTGATACTGTGCATTCCACTTCGGCGCAGGTAGTTCGTTCTGTAGAGCGGTTAACTCCTCTAAAGACCAGAACTCAGGCCATAACGCTTTGCCGGAAGGCATGATTGCGGGGAACTCAATGACTTCCCATTCATCTGTGCCTGCACGTTGAACAGAAGACTTGATGATCTGCCCCGTCAAATCCCGCTTGTGCCATCGGGTCATCACCACAATGATCGCACCACCAGGCTGTAAACGCTGACGTGGGCCTGATGTGTACCAGTCATACACTCGATCAAAGACACCTGCATCAGAACTCTGACCTTCTTGCTCAGAATGCGGATCATCAATAATCAGTAGATCTGCACCTTTACCAGTCACTGCACCACCAACACCAATAGCGAAGTATTCACCGTTCTTGCTAGTACTCCATCGACCAGCGGCTTTGCTATCGGATCGCAAACCTAAACTGGGAAAGACTGACTTGTAGTCATCGCTGTCAACGAGGTTTCGCACCTTACGACCAAACCCCACAGATAACTCAGCAGTGTGAGCAGTCTGGATGATCTTCTTCTCCGGGAAGCGACCTAAAAACCAAGCAGGTAATAAGTATGAAGCAAACTCTGATTTTGTGTGCCTCGGCGGCATGTTTACGATCAGTCGTTTTAATTCACCATTGGCGACACGCTCAAATGCGTTTGCCATGATCTTGTGGTGCCTGCCTTCAATAAACGCAGGCCACACATAATTGGTGAATCCCATAAAGCTGTCACGCGCAGCTTCTCGTCTCTCAGACTCTTCGAGATCTTCTAGCAAAGAAAGGATTTCTTTCTGCTCTTCTAACGGAAGATCAGGGAGTGCTTCGAGTAGCTTCGCGTCAATTCGCTTTGACAAAATCACTCCAGAGGGATTTATAGATAGCTATCGATAGATAGCCATCTCTGTGAAAGCTGTCCGTGTATGCTTTCGCGGCCCCGACCAACCCTAGGGGCCGTCATAAGCTTTCTCTTCGATAGCTATCTATAGTCAACTATAGGACATTTTAGCAGACTCTGCGACTTGACAACGTATGTCAAGACTATCGTCAAAATTTTTTAGAAATTTTTTTTGGGCCTGGGACTCCTGGCATAAAACTGTAGAAAAAAAGGGGCTGTTATTCGTGGTATGTGTTGTTTGTCAGAAAAATGGGTAATCGTTTGTGCATTTTACTATGTACAGTAGCTTGTACCGACAGTTTGCATAAGGGGGGGTGGGGTCGGTCGGCCTTAAAAAGGTGTCAGGAAAAGACCCCTGGCACTCTTAATGCAACTCGCTGCGACCGCTTCCTTCTATGGCTTGGTCAGCTTCAGCCTGGGACAGCCGACGTTCGATCTCAGCCGCCACATCTTCTGCTGATCGATCAGCCTTCTCGATCACTTGCTTGTCACTAAAGAGAGCCACTGTGCGACCCAGCAACTGAGCGGCTTGCAGTTGTGCAGCGGTCGGTTCTTCGTGGGTTGTTGGATCGACGCCATCCTCTACCCATCGCCTCAGCTTCCCTACCACCAGTTCTCTGTCCGAGACAGCCTTGCGCTGAATAGCCCGCTCCTTTAGCCCAATCAAAGCATCGATCCTATGGGCAACCTTGGGGTCTTTCATAAGCTTCGACCCCTCGCTATGCACCGTCTGATGTTTGCCCTTGCTGGCGTATGCACTTCTATACGCATCAGCATATGACTTACCCCCAGCCACTGCCTGGGCGAACGCCTCCTGCTTTGGTGTCAACTTATCCATTACCCCCCCTTTTCGAGCACTTACCCTTGCCGCATCGCATCGCTTTTTCCTCAATTCGTATTGATAACGCCACTGATCGCATTGTGATCACCCCTGATCGCACCTCAAATACCATGCCTCACAACACACATCTAACGACCCAGGTTTAGGGGCGACCCGTGCAAACTACCCCTAAATCGCCCGATCTGAGCATATTTGTCGTGGGCCGTTAGCCCTTGCACGACGGGGATGTCTAGCATCTGTCTATGTATCGTATGTCGTTAGTCGTTGCACGCTTCAAATCATTAGTAGAAGTTCCGCTTCGTTGCCACGGCAACCGCACCCCAAGACCCGCCAAGAGGCGGCGAGGCGTAAAGCGAGACACAAAGCGAAGGCGCACTAACAGCGCCTAGTCTGCATCTGATCCCGATGCACTGATGAGCCGATGGGACGGCGAAACTAAAACTTACGGAGACATCCTATGCGTATTCTTTCATTTGGCGGCGGCGTTGATAGCAGCACTGTCCTGGCTATCCACCTTCTCGAAGACAACATCGATATTGATCACGTCATCTTCGCTGACACTGGTGCTGAGTCACAGGCTACTTACGACAACGTCAACTTCTTTAAGCAGCTATGCGCCGACGCTGGTCTGCCCTTCACTGTGGTTCGCAAAGAAGGCGAGAACATCACCGAGTGGGTTACCCGACTGGGCATCGTGCCAGTTATGCCTGGCGGCTCGCATGTTTGCAGCAAAAAATACAAAGGCGATGTGATCCAGAAGTACATCGATCAGACATACCCTGGTCAGCAGATCACCTACCTGATCGGTATCGAGGCTGACGAGGGCCATCGCACTGCTCGATTCACCAAGCCAAAGGGTGACACCAACGAATACGAGTACCCACTGGTTGAGCGCAACCTCAACCGTCAGGCGTGCCTGGACATCCTCGACTACTACGGCATCAAGGTTGCCAAGTCATCCTGCGTGTTCTGCCCATTCATGAGCGTCCAGGAGATCAAGGACATTCGCCATGACAAGAAAGCCTGGGACACGATCAAGCTAGTCGAGCAGCGATTCAGCGAGGAGTCATCACGAAAGCATCAGGCATGGCTAGACGCTGGTCAGCCCCTCAACAAGGGCGGTCGCTGCAACGCAGGCCACTGGCGCAAAGACCCCTGGGCCAACGGCACTCGGCTTTTCATCCGCAAACACAACGGCAAGCAACTGTCGATTACCGAGTGGGAGCAAGTGATCGATGCCGAGGCCGTCTAATTCCAACTGATGAGTGCTGGGTGGTGACCAGCCGAAACGCCCCACGGGGCGTCTTGGAAAACCAACGGAGACATTCCTATGAACCTATTTCAAATCATCTGGACACTGATCAAAGCATCAGCCTGGTTAGTGATCGTGCTGCTTTTCATCGCCAGCGGCGTTGTATTTACCGAGTGGGCCTACTTCTCAGCCGAGGGTGCTCACTGGGGCTTTACGATCCTTGGCCCAGCCATGTTCGTGTACGCGATCGCGCTGGCAATCGTGGGCTGGATCGAACTTAGCTACGACTTCAATCACTAACCGAAACGCCCCCAGGGCGTCCGTGATCGGGTGGCTCCCGACGCGCTGACGAGGTAAGCCAACAACGGAGACAATCCTATGCAATATCAAAACTGGGGCGCTGGTGAGCGCATTTGCAAAACCTTCAAAGATGACTGCGTGATTAGATCACTCAGCATCGTGCTTGGTGAATCCTACGGGAAGGTGTTCCGCGATCTCATGGCATTTGGCCTGGAGATGGGCGCGTATCCAAATCACGACAAGGTGTGGATCGCCTACGCCGAAGATCAGGGTCTGGTCAAGCGTAAGCCTCCACGCAACGCCCAGGGCAAGCTGATCAAGCTTGCAGACTGGGATTTCCGTGGAGTGGCTATCGTGCGTAACAGCAGACACCTCACGGCAGTCGAGCACGGCTACCTGATCGATACCTGGGACTGCCGCTACCGCCCAGTCAACTCCTACTGGGAGCGCATTCGCTTCTGACATTCCAACTGACGAGACCAGGTAGTGCCTGGTCGAAACCGTGCGCTGCACGGTCTTGGAAAACTAACGGAGAAAATCCTATGAACGCAATCGTGATCAAGATCAAAAATGTGTACGGCGAGAACAAGGCATACCCGGTATGCGAGCACGCCAAGATCATTGCTGAGATCGCTGGCACGCGCACGTTGACCCCTGAAAATCTAAAGCGGATCGAAAGGCTTGGCCTGGAGATCATCGTGGAACAGGAGAACAACCTGGCAGCACTGATCGGAGGGCGAGCGTAATGGCACTAGCACATCAACTTTTAGACGGCCCAGAAGGCTTTGAATTTGGCTATGCGCCCCAGATGATTATAGTTGTCAAATGGCGACCTGCCTGGATCAGGATCGAGAGCGGCATCGCCAAGGTGATCTGGATTCAGCGCAACGGCGATCACTCTGGTTTGTTCCGACGCATGTCGCCCAGCAACGTGATCATCAAGCCGATCACTGGGGAGGTGGTCTGATGGATAACTACTCAGCCATAGGCATTGTTAAAGGGTTCATCGAGGCCGATGAGACCAAGGTGATCGAGGCTTGGCAACACCTAGTCGATACCGGCTTTGCTTGGCAGCTAATCGCAGCGCAGGCAATAGAACCTTGGGCCATACAGAACCTGTTCGATGCAGGAATTATAGGGAGGCAGCTTGATGGAAGCGATCTACACCGATGGTGACGGGCGCTGGCATTCGCAGTACATCGCCAAGACCAAGGGCATGAGCCTGGACTCACTGCTCTACGTTATGCAGGACTGCGCTGCCGCGATCACTGCCAACCCAGACAACCCCAAGTGTGGGCAGTACGAAGACGAGCGCCACTACTGCACGATGGAATTGGCTCGCCGCCGCAAGGCATATCACGCCAAATTTTCTGAATGTTACTCCAACTGATGAGATCAACTGGTGACTGATCGAAACCCCTCCGGGGGTCTTGGAAAACCAAAACCAACATGTATAATACATGCAACACACAACGACTAACGGAGCATCCAATGACCAAGATAGACCACAACCAGCGCATCAACGATCAGCTTGCTGAGCAGATCACTCAACTGATCGAAGGCGTGAACTCTGAAGACTTCACACTACCCTTCGCCAGCCTAGCCGTGCGGCCCCACAACGTAGCCACAGGCCATCGCGCCACTGGCGCTAACGCACTGATCGCAATGCTGAAAGGCTCAGCGTTCTACTCCACCTACAACGGCTGGCAGAAGCTTGGCTACCAGGTCAAAAGCAAGGCTGACTTCTACATCGCACGCCCTCGCAAGGTTAAGACTGGCGAGAAGGTGAACGAATCCACAGGCGACACCGAGAGCCAGTATGGGGTCTTTGGGTTTATCACCGACGCTGTCTGGGACTACAGCAGCGTGCGTGACAACGTGATCGAGGGATTCGAGAACCCCTGGACACCACCAGTGATCGACCAGGTTGATGAGACCGAGCGCAATGATCGCGTCGATCAGTACCTGGCGAACGTGGGCGCGAGCCTCACCTACACGGGCGAAGGCCGAGCGTTCTACAACCCTGGCAACGATCAGATCGTCATGCCTGAGCGATCACTGTTCAGCGCGACCAAGACCAGCACCGCGACCGAGTGCTTCTACTCGACGCTACTGCACGAACACGTCCACTGGACGGGGCACAAGTCTCGCAATGATCGCCTCGACTCGAAGAACAAGCGAGGCTATGCATTCGAGGAACTGATCGCTGAGATCGGTGCCGCGATCTTGTGCATTGACCTGGGCGTTAGCAGTGAGATCCGTGCCGATCACCTGCAATACCTCAAGGGCTGGCTCAAGGCTCTGGACGATGACAAGGCGTTCATCAAGGACGCAGCAGCACAAGCGCAGAAGGCAGTCGATTACCTCGACTCCCTGCAATCCAAAACCCAACAGGCCGCTGCATAGCGGCCCAAGGAGTACTGACGTGACAACGATCTACGATCACTATTTGGAGAATCCTCCGATAAACAACAAGGGGTTTCCCGACAGAGGCTCGACTTCAAAGCACGCCTTCTGGGTTGGATACAATGATGGCCCAAAAGCAGGTCACCCCCAAAGTCCCGCTCGACTCGCCTGGAAAGCAGGCAAGAGGGCAAACAAAGGCGGCAACGAAACGTGTCTCGCAGCAATACAAAAGCTCCGCGATCACGCAGATCGCTAAGGCTTGGTGTTGCGACAGCGCAACAAGCAGCGTAGACTAACGTACAAACAACAACATCCGACTGACGATCCTGGCTGGTGACCAGGTGAAATGCCCTCCGGGGCATATCGGAAAACCAATAAGGAGAACCTATGAAAACCGAAACAAAACAACAACTGCGTGAGCAACTGGATTCAGCAAACGAGAAGCTGATCGACACTGAGCGTCGTCTGAGAGACGCAGAGACTCAAAGAGAATCGACGCGAAAGAGGTTCGTTGAGAAACGTGAGCGTGTTGAAGAACTGGAGGCTCTGTTAGGCATCGAGAACCATGATCCAGACTTGGTAGACAAGTACAAGATCGTCCACCCAGACAATGCTTGGTGGATGGAGTACTCCGATGCGTACATCACCATCAACACGCATGGCGAAGAGTCTGAATACCATGTAGGCCGGAAGCAGCGTGTCTGCACGATCCCGATTCCCAATCTTAACCTTTCAGCCAACTGGCACCACAAGGTTCCGGGTATTCGTACATACGAAAACGGAGAATGGCAGTGGGTTGAGTCGGACGCTTGGGTGCTGATCAACGAGGACGATGAGGGTCAGGTCTGGGAGAGACCTGATGTCAAGATCGGTGAACGCACCTACCCATCGGAGACTGTTTTAGTTGAGACACGCGAGCAATTCTATGCCCGTAGAAGGGTGGAGACCAACGAGCACATCGCTCTGTTGCTCGATACCGCTCGAAACATTACCGATCTGTACTCCAAGATTGGAGGCTGGCCCGACAACGAGGTCACTGTCGATGTCGAGATCAACAACATTCAGGACATCTAGGAGAAGCTATGAATCCCGAAACGAAACAAGAACTGCGTGATCAAGTTGCAAACCAAGAGCACCTGCTAGATATCCAGCAACAAGCGATTGGTGACTTGGAAGACAAGTTGTACCCGCAGAAGATCTACCTTGATCATGCGGACATCGGAATGATTTTAACTCTGTTGTTCCATGAATCTGGCTCCATTGAAGAGGGTCTTAATAGGCTGGAACGCATCGAAGACCCGGATGATCAAGTTGGTGACGCTGTTCATCATGCGCTGCTTCAACGGCGGGGCCGTCTGAAAAAGCTAGCAAACAAAATCAAAGATCAGTCTCCGAGGGACTATGACTTTGATATCGAAATGCAAGCTGTTGTGCCGACTGAATCCAATGAGTGATTTCGAGGAGATACTCGACTCACTCGATGCACTGATCGTGCAGTGGGAGGAGGCTGCTATGGTTCAAGTGAACTATGACACCTCCTTCAAAGGCTGGGAGTCTGCACGCAAGACAGCACTCATGGATTCGGGTCTCAGCGCAGTTCGCGCCGAGGCTCAGATCCGTGGGTCTGCTGAGTGGTCTCAGTACTACACCGATCTGCAAATGCAGAACATTCGAGTCGAAAAGAAACGCAAACAGATCGATGCCTGCAAGCTTCGCTTCGAGGCAGAGCGCACCGATAGAGCCGACAAGAGGAGGATAACGTGAGTCAGCAGTTTATCCATGACCTCCGGGAAAAGGTGATCAAGATCGAGAAGATCAGCGAGATCCAGGAGATGCTGCAAAACATGGCAACTTTGATGGTCGGCTATCCCGATGCGAGCGAGGATCAAAGTAGGCAGTGGCTCGATACTCTGAACGTGTGTCGAATAGAACTACGTCGGCGTCATCAATCCAACCAGGTACGTTTTGCGCCCAAAAAAGGAGTGATTAGCAGTGACTGATGAAGAATGGATCAAGGAATACGAGAAGGCAGTAGCAGAGGTTAATCGAAAGCTAGATGTCTGTCAGAAAGAACTCGTTGACTACTTTGTTAGAACGGATGTCGATCAGCTTGGATCGAAAGATTGGTGGGCAAAAGAAGTTCAAACAAGTCTGATCCATTATATCCAACGGGATATCGGGCTGTTGGCTAAAGGTGTCCATCAATATCGCGGATGGCGAGAGCGAATCGCTAGGATGGAGCGAGAAGGTAAGCTAGAGGGTAATGATATCAACAGCGATAGCCTGCTGGGACACGGTCAATACGAAATATATTAACGGTGCATCTTGCGCCCAAAAAGGAGGACTAACTATGTTGGATCGAGGTGACGCAGAACGAAGCGATCCACGCGCACCGTGGAACCAGCCGGACGCAATCATGTGTCCAAAGCATCCCGACATCGAAATGAATGAGGTCGAGGATGAAGACGAGAATGGCAAGTACAGCTTCACGTTCTGTGAGGTTTGCCTTGCTATCGAGGAAAACGAAAACGACAACCTCCGATGTGGGGTCTGTCATGGCAATGACCTGGAATACGATCATGGCCCAGGCTTTTACTGCCTGCGCTGCGAGATGCACCAGGAAGTATTTGTAAACAAACTGTAAGGAGAAACGATAGTGACTGAAGAAAACAACCACAAAGACCTGGGCGACCTGTATCCAGCGGTGCTACACGCCCTGAGAAAGCCTCACAAGCGCATTGTAGCGGCTGTAGGTGGAGACACCGACGAGGGCAGAGCGCAGGCAAAGATGATCTCTAACCGCCTCAGAGTAGCTCACAGAATGGACATCGATGATCGTCTTCTTAACATTGTGTTCGAGCAACCTTCTTGGGTTGGCATGACCAAAGATAAAGGGGCGCTGCCAGTTTCCGTACTGACCGAAAATGTCATGGAGTCCTACCAGGAACTGAGACTACCTTTCAGAACTTGCTGGATGGAATTCAGTGGCAAGATATTCAACGAGGAAATGCGTAAGCATGGGTGGGTCGTCGGGTGTATGCATCCCGAACTTTGGAAAATTACAGAAAGAGATGGAACCCCAAAGCCAGATCGCAATATGTTCTTTGACCGAGTAGGCGTGTTCGCTTGGTCAAATAACAAATCTAAGAAAGATTTTCTTTGCTTTGGTAGCTTCGACGGTGATCCGGCAATCTACATGAGTGTGTTTGGACGCGCTGTCGATGCTAGAGAACCTAGTCTCCCAAGCAGCGATGTAGGTGTGAAGCATCAATCGTTGTTGCTTTTTGGTGTGGACTTTGAGGATACAGATCTGTCGGAGGCTGCTCCAGGTTATGTGGATCTAGTCAATCGTTGCCAGATACCGGAGAACGAAGCTCTGTTTAATAGAGAAATCTTGGAGCATGTGTACGAGCAATACGAAGAACCTTGGGCACCCCAACTCACACGGGTAAGCTGGGAGATTCTTCGAGTCCTCAATTACCCTTGGGTGGACAAGCATCCAGCAAGTCCTAACTCCAACAAAGGTAATAAGAGCAAGCGCCCGAACATAGCGCCATACGACTCTTACTACCGATGCACAGTGAAGTTGCCCAAGGAGGATGGCATCGAGATGCGTCCAGCCCCGCTGCGAGTCGAGAAGTATGGCAAGCGTTTGCATGTTGTGCGCGGTCACTGGCGAACCTTCAAGGATGAGTTTGGTGATGTCAGATCAAGGACTTACATAGGTCAGCATAGCCGGGGCAACAAGGCGCTTGGCGTGGTGCATAAGGACTACTTTTTAACCGTTGATAACAATCAAGGAGATGACGATGAGTGAATTAAAAACAAAGTATCTCAAGTTGGAACAGGATGAGCTATCGATGCTCTCTACCCTGCTACGCATGAGCAAGGACGATCCCAGAATACATGGCCTGATCGGCACATGCTTTTGGAGTCACGCCCACTCCAAAGAAGAAGAGGCCGAACTGAAGCAGGCTTGGACAAGACTGCAAGATAAGGTGGCTTCACTGGTCGAGGAGAAGCAAGATGTCTCTGTTTGATGACGTGGAGCAAATCATGGTGTTGGCAAACGAGATGCTGGGCGATCACCCCAAGGGTGACTACGAGATCGTGATCATGTACCGCGATCCTGATGTAAGCGAGGATTGGATGATTGCAAACTACCGGGACAAGTCGATATCCGACATCCAATCTTTGCCAGAGATTACTGATGGCTACGAGATTGGCGGCATGTCGGTGAAAAAAGTACGAGGACTTGGGGGCTAGGATGCACAAGGCGAGTGCCAGCGTCAGGTGCTGCTGGGATTGAACACACCCAGCCTCCTCTGTGAAAGAGATCGGATGAAGTAGCTGCCCCATATTCACGGCTCAATCCGATCAACTGGCACATTCAAACAAAGCTAGGCCGACATACGGCCCTGATAGAATCCGCAATGCGGCCCAGTGTGAGACCCATAAAGCCGACATGCGGCCCTAAAAGAAAACCCCCGGTCACAATGGAGGCGATGACCGGGGGCTAGGGATGACAGTTAAGGAGAGACTGTCGCGTGGATTCTCTCAGACCGTTCTGGAATTGCAAGTACTCAGTCGAACGATCCCCTGATGTAGTTTTTATCCAAAGCCTGCATCGCTAGTCGAAAAAACGGTAGCTCATTGGCAAGCACTGGCAGATCCTTAGCGATGGCATTGAATACCATAACCGCAGCATCCTCACCCACTGCATCTTCGATCACCCCCGCAGTGTCTCGGAACCTCAACAAACCATAGTCATAATTACTTTTGGCAAACCTGCCAGAAGAGATGACGTTCATGTTGACGGTTTTTACAAAAACCCCAGCGTCTACAAACACTTGCAGCATATACTCAGCCGCCTTGTGCTCCAGGCTTGTGATCTTATCTGTTAGCAATAAGCGATCAATCTCTAACTGATCGGTTACCCTGGCCTTCGATACCACTTCTCCGTCTGTTTTTTCCAACACCACATCATGTCTCTCATGCAGTTTCGGATTACCCACGTCCATTGTGATCTCATCAGATGTCCCATTCGTCTTTCGTTTCATTAAAATTCCTCACTGTCCGAACGGGATTGGCCTCTGCCTCATCCCATTCAACAAAATCTTTATATCGTCCATTCACTGGATCGTAGCTCAACTTCGCATGGCCTATCGATCCTATCCATTTGAATCGACACTTCCACGAATGCACCTCGATGTGCTCACCAGTGCGATGCACCGTAAGTCCGCAGTCTGACTTCGCAAACCATGCAGCAGATCCACTGATGTGATTGCCGTTTGGTATCGGCATCTGCCCGTTGTCATTCGCCCTCATCTTTGCAGGGTGCGCAATGAACCATATGTGCAGATCACAGGATCGGGCGAACTGCACCATGCGTGTCAGCATCTCACTGATCGCATGGCTCTCTTGTTCTGTGTTGCCTTGTGCAATGTAGTTATACGGATCGATCACCAGACCCCGGCATCCCAGTCGCATGACGGCTTGCTTAGTGCGATCTATGATCGAGTCGATAGTAGCTGGCTCACCATCCTTGCTATCAAGGAACGCGAAGTGATCGTTGACCCATGACTTAGCCTCGCTCATCTCCTCCTGAGACATACGCTCTGTGTTGCCCATGAAGAAAGGCTTGCGTGCTCTCTTTTCACTCAGCTTGATGATGTGCAGGGGAGGTGGGTTCTCGAAGCTGGCGATAGCAAACTTCCAATCGTGCTGCTCTGCCAAATTAACAAGCACCGCATCGATAAACTCCGACTTGCCTGACCCTGGCATACCCGTGACCACCGTAAGCTGACCTTGCAGAACGGTGTACACGTCATCGAGACCTGCAAACCCAGTGCTCTTGCCCTGCATCAGCCCTCGTTCGTACAGGAAAGCCACGTCTTCACTGTAGTCATCTGCACTGTAGACCCCAACCAGTGGAGTTGGCACCGCACAATCGAGCAACTCTGCTAAATAATCTGCACCATGATTAATAAGCGCATCGTTGGCGTCCTTGCAGCCCTCTGGTAGCTCTAAGTGGTAGCACTTGGCCCTACCCACACGCCTCATTATCTCCTCGCCCAGCGCCTCTCCAGGCTCATCAGAGTCCATTGCCAGAATTATCTTGTCTGCTTGATCAAGGACAGATTTTGCTTTCCAGAGGTATCCGAACTTTCTGTCCTCCGCTGGATCAACCTTGCGGTTACTCACCTTTTGAGGGGCACCGCTGGGTACAGATACGACCAGGTGATCAGGGCGAGTGCCGAGAGCGTCGGAGATAGCGCAGCAATCAAGCTCACCCTCAGTGATGATGACCGTGGTGTGCTGATCTGTTGCTGACTCTATGTTCCACAGGTTCTGAGCAGAGCCATCCTGTATGAAGTTCTTGCCTTCAGTACTGCGCCACTTGATCGCTGACTTGTCTTGATACGCAAAGCCGATGGCTGACACATCACCAGCGTTGTGGAAGTAGTGAGTACCGCCCACCACATTGAGATGGCGTATGCGATCCGGGTCTATGCCTCGAAGGCGCAGGAAGTTATCAGCAACAAGCGAATCGTTTTGCTTTGGGACACTGATCGCTTGCACCTTGGCTGGGGGATCAATGTCGAAATCATCGAATGGATTGTCCTTCACCTTACCCGATACCTCACAATGCCAGCACTTGTACACCAAGCCGTCGCTGACGTGATCGACATCGAGTGTGCGTTGGTTCTTTTTCTTTCTGTCGCCTGAACACAGTGGACAGACATGCCTCCCTTCACCCCGACTCGTTAGAAAATACTCGAAATCGTCCTCGTTTAATTGATTCATCTTGCCTCCTTGTGAATCATTTTGATCTGTGATATTTATAGAAGGCAATCGACGATAGCTTTCTAATCAACTCTTAAAGTTGATCGGTAGCTTTCAGATTCGATAGCCTTCTATGACTGTTCTCCTTAGTTCCTTCACCCCATCCATCACTGCCTTTTGACGCCTGATACCTTTGTCTTCGCTCGCCACCTTATAGGTGATCTCAAAGAACTTTGCCGCCACGCCTTCATCGACGTTGTTCTCTCGGCAAACATCCCAAGCATCAAACTTCATCATGTATCTCAGTGCATCTTCCCGCACAGACTGAATTGGATCGTTCAAATCCTTGATCGTCTGTTCGAGCATCTTGATTATTAGCTCCTTATTATCCGACAGGTTCAACGATGATCTCTGCTCTAGGATTCTCTTTGTCCAGGCCGTGATAGATATGCTTCTGTTTCACTTGCCTGTCGTTCTTGTAAGCACATCCCTCTAAACAATCGAGTATCACCGACTCATCTAGGTCTGGCCTACGAGTGCGGTAGTAGATTGTCATGGTGACTTTCACGTCACCTTCGAGCAGTTCATCTAGCTTGGGACATTGCTTGTTGAAGGCTGCGACGTAATCAATCGCCTTCTGGCTTTTGATGAATCGAGCACGTCCTGCTATCGTTACCATTCTACGCGAGTTGGCTTTCGATGCAGGTTCTCCAAGTATTGTTGCCTCAAACATGTTGCACAACATAACGTGTGTCGTTATACTTTGCAACCTGATGGAGGTTTGCATGAGCAAAATTGGAAACTATGTACTGGAAAGCGAGGAGCAAGGAGAGATGTTCTTCAATGAGGAGTCTTTGACTTATGAGTTTAGAAATACAAAAGAACGTGAACATGAAGGTGCGTCAGCCAGGAGAATCGCTACCGACGATACCGTGGGACGAGATGTATTGGAAGGACGCATTCGACATACCCGTCTTGCCGGAAAATTATACAAGCAGACTAAGCGCAGCGCGAAGCTCGTACAAGCGATGGCAAGATCGGCAGTCAGGCGAGGTAGAGCGGGAGTTTTACATCGGCAAACACGACGAGGGCGAGGATATTTTCGTCCGGGTCTACTGCAAAAAGGGGCCGGTGCGCGATGAGGATAACCAATCATCACAACCTGTCGGCACCGATAGTCAAAGCCCTTTCTAGGGATGATTACACTCGTGGTGCCAGCCACCGATCCGTCACGCAACTGATCGACAGTCCACGCATTCGCATACTGCGAGAGCGGCACTGGGATGAGTTGACCGAAGACATATCGGAGAAGATGTGGAGCGTGCTGGGTACAGCGGTGCATCGTATCTTTGAAGATCATGCGGGTGATGATGTGATCAGCGAAGAGCGTTTGTTCGTTGAGGTAGATGGTTGGGTGATCAGTGGTGCCATTGATGTGCAAGATCAGGATGGCCCTATCGATTACAAATGCACCAGCGTTTGGAGCGTGATCCACGATAAGATCGAGTGGGAGCTACAGCTAAACGCTTACGCCTGGTTGATGCGTCACTCCAAGGGTGTGCGATCTAAGTCGTTGCGGATTATTGCAGTGATGCGTGATTGGAATCGTCGGGAGGCAGAGCGCAACGAGAACTATCCTCCTGCACCAATCCAGACCATCAATGTGGCGCTTTGGTCTGACCAGAAGCAGGATAGCTACATGGCAGAGCGCATATCGCTGCATCAGGATGCAGAGTTTGCGAACTTCAACGACGATCCCCTGCCAACATGCACCGATGTCGAGCGTTGGAGCAGGCCCACCACCTACGCAGCCAAGAAAAAAACAAACAAGCGTGCGTTGCGCGTGTTCGATTCAATGGAGGATGCCGAAGGATATCTAGAAGAGCAGGGTTTCTCTGAAAGCAACACGCATGAGGTTGAGGTGCGCCCTGGCGTTCATGTCAGGTGCGATCAGAACTGGTGCCGAGTGGCAGAGTTTTGCGATCAATGGAAGGAAACAGCATGATCGAGATGGATAAAACGGTATACGAAAAGATGATTGGCATATGGTCGATCACCAGTATACCTAACCTATTGATGGCACCTCGCAGCGGTGAGGTGTTTTTCAGTTGGCGTGGGGGTGACATCACCCAAATGCCATTCAAGATGTTTGATGACAGTGCGCCAATTGAGTTGGTGGAATACATCGAGGATCAGATAAAAAAGAAGTACGGTGTTGATGCCAAACAGTTCCGAACAGACCTGTCTGGCTACCGCAAAGACCCCTTTTCTAGTCAAAATTAAGGAGAATCTAATGGCTGAGAAGACACTTGTGCAGGCGCTAGTCAAAGCACAATCGGAGATGGGACATGCAGTGTTCGATCAAGTAAACCCACAGTTCAAATCGAGATTTGCATCACTCAAGTCAGTGATCGATGCGGCTAAGCCTGCATTGAACGCCAACGGCATTGCCTTCATACAGAGATCCATACCGATGGAGAACGGCATCTCAGTGGAGACTGTGCTGTATGGGTATGGGGAAGAGATTGCGACTGGGCCTGTCCCGGTGCCAGCACAGAAGATCACCGCGCAAGGCTATGGATCTGCTATGACCTATGCCAAGCGATACAGTCTAGCGATGGCAGTTGGTATAGCTGCCGATGAGGATGACGATGGCGAGGCGGCAGAGGTTGAGAAACCACAAGCTGCACCGAAGAAAACAAAGCCTAAGCCGGTCAAGGAGGCCGCTGGTGATGAAGACTACAGCACTGAGGCAGGCGCTAAGGCATTCTTAGAGGGTTGGATAGAGGTTGTGCTACCGATGCACGATGATCTATCTGGCGTCTTTGCAAACAACCGGGGCGCAATCACCACAATACAAGAGCATCAACCTGCGATCTTTGAAGAGATGAAGCAGGCATACAACAGCCGCAAGGCCGAACTAGAGGCAGCTAAGGAGAACGACAATGCCGAACTTTGATCTAGGTATTAAATCGAAAGGAGGCTTGTACCCAGAAGGTGACAAGCGAAAGAGTGACAGGGCACCCCACTTCAAAGGGTTCATAAATTTGACGAGAGATCAGGCGAAGCACATCGCCGCTCACTTCAAGCAAGATGGCACCTTGGATGGCGTGACTGTGCGGTTGGCTGCGTGGAAGAATCAAGGCGACCAGGGAGTGCAACTGTCGCTGCAAGCCGAGACATTCCCACCTGATGAGGCAGCAGCAGCGCCACAGGAAAGTGCGCCTCCACCACCAGTGAAGACTCAAGATGGGTTCGATGACTTCGAGGACGATATCCCTTTTTAGCATCGCCTCAGAGCCATGCTGAGTTTGGAACTGAGGCGTACAAACTACATAGGCGAGAGTCGAGCGGCACCAGTGTTGACTCGGCTCATAGCATCGACACAACGCATCTTGAATCGATGGTGTTCGACGTGATCGAAACCTTTGGTCGCCAGGGTGCGATCAGTGATGAGGTGAGGGACTCTCTGCAAGGATTGTCTTATAGCTCTGTCACTGCTCGATACAAGGCTCTGGCAGAAAAGGGGATGATCGTGTACACAGGTGAGAGGCGAAAGGGTAATAGTGGTAGAGGGCAGCGCGTGATGGTGGCTCGTACCATGATTCCTCGGCGTAAGAGAAATCTATACGAAGGCAAGCTCACTGAACGATGACGAGATAAAGACAGGCATTCTCATGGGGGTAGGCATTGCTGCCTCGATCTATGGGTTTGCCTTCTTTCTTGCTTGGTTGTCCGATTTAGTTTAAAGGTTCAAAACTAAACGGAGGCAACTTCACATATTCCTTCAACGCCGGGTTGATTGATTTGAAGTAAGCTTGCCGCAACTCTCTCAACTCATCCTGTCTCTCTTCTTTCTCTTCTGCTGGCATGTCGGAGTTTATGATCGCTTGCTCTGCCCTTCTTAGTTCAGAAAGCTTCCTGCTGTATTTGTTGGTGTCACGCCTCATAGCTAAAGCTTCGCTGCTCATGGCGGCGAGAGCAGATGCCTCATCGAATCTGCCGTCCTTCTCAAGCTGCCTCATAGACCCATACAGCTTATCAACCTGCTCTTTGAGTTCGTAGAAGTCCTCTGCTGGCCCACCCCCAAACTCACGGGCTAGGAACCGCTTCATCACTGGGTAGTCTTCCATTCTCATGGGGCGAGAAAGAGTGGGGTCACCAGAGCGAATGGCTAAGTCTGCCAGGTCTAATGCATAGCTGCCCAGGGTGCCGCTGTATCCATACAACAAGTGATCGATCTTTATTGGGCTGACTTGTATGTTGCCTTTCGATAGAAACTCAGCGATCCCTTTGGATATTTCCGTCGTTGATAGTGTCGATTGCAACTTACGCTCAACATTCCTATCTATGTAATACGGGACAATCGAGCGGCCCGTAAAGAAGCTCTTGTTTACTCTGGCCTCCACTAGAGGGCCAAACGCCGCTGCATCGAGAGGGTTTAGCGCGATGGTAGAACCCAAACCTCGCAACACCGTATCAATCACATCTTTAGATGTTGACTCACCCACCATTGCATCTAGCGTTCTTTCGGGGATTGTCTTGAACAACAAGCCGATCTCAAACGGGATTGGCAGTCTGATAGGTACACCATCTGGCATCGGTATAATGAAGTTGTTGTCTTTTATGAACTCCGACTGATTCTTGTATTGCTCATCATCGCTCACTAACAGGTAGTACATCCCCGTCAAAGCAGTAAGGTATGCGCTACGAACAACGGTGCTAGCTGCTCTTTGGCCCCTGGATTTATTTTTGTCGGTGCCGTAACCACCCGTGTAGGCCCGTGCTAGGACATCGAGACCTTGTATCCTGGCGTTCAAGAAAGGTATCGCTGCGGTCAGTGTACGCATCAGCGGCGAAGAACCTCGACGCCCAAAGTTAATCACCTCAAGTGCCTGGAACGCCGCCTCTGCTTCGTTTCCTGTACGAGCAAGCACGTCATCATATACAGCTTTACGGGTGGCAAAGTCTGACCTAGTGCTCAATGTACCAAGGCCATCCCAAGCCTTACCAAACATATCAAAGACAGGATTCTCCAGTGCCCTTCGATCTGCTCTGCGAGCACCCCTTCTCTTGAGGTTCTTGTTCAGAAACTTAACGACATCTTTCGGATCTTGGTTGAAGTCATAGCCACCTACAACACCAAACCGTTCAAGCTCCTGCATGTCTTTCGTGAAGTTTTTCACCGTGTCGATGACCGGCGTGAAGGAAGCCCCAGATGTAGTCCATGTGGCTAGGGTGTCTCGCATCATGTTCGCAAGCATGAATCCTGGATCTCTAGTGATCATCTCACGCAAGAACGATGCTGGAGCACCTAGAACCTTTTCTAAAAACGAGTAACCAGCTTCTACTGGCAACAGAGATTCATAGATCAGCGGATCGTTCACACGGACGTTAACTCGTTGACCGTTAACCTTAAAGCTTACAACCCCGGTGCCTGCTGCTGTTGCAGCCATTGGTGATACCTTCTCTGCCAAACCCATCTCGATTAAGTCTCTGGCAACTCGTTGTTGTGCGACATTCTTCATGCCCATCTCAACTGCTGCTGACAGATTACGAGTGATCGCATCTAGCATCGGTATGTTTATTTCTTTTTCGCTGCCAGTTAGCTTCTTGAAGTCTGATGCACTGGTCATACCAGAAAATATCTTAGGCACATTAGCACCTAAATCTGCACCCTCTTCCGTGCTCTGTCGATAGAACGGCACATAGTCAGATTGCTCCATCCACAACTCAGCGGTGTCTGGATCTAGAACCCCTGTGTCTTCTAAGAACTTGACCGTGTTACGGTTGTACGCTTGCCAAGCATCAAACCACTCTTTGATGATCGGTTGTCCTGTCTCTGGGTTCACATACTTGTTGACCGCTTTTTCTATCTGCGCTCTGTCCTCTGCATTACCAGGCACAAGCTTGCCTTCTTCGTTAAGACGCCTGCCTCGTTGTGCAATAGCGTATGCTTGTGCAAGCTGCTCTAGATTAGTCCCGTATTGGTTTTGGAACAGAGGCTTCATCACATCGATCAAGCCTTTGTACTCCTTCCCGTTGAAGGCAAAAGGTTCTACTGATGTCGCGCCATCACGATATACCGGGATGCCAGTTTTAAGGGCGCTTGCCGTGATAGCTGTAGATCGATCAGCCATAATTAACGCAGCGATAGAACTCACGTCAGCCAAGTGATCTTTGAGGCCAGGCTCCTTGTTAAGCAAACGCTCAAGCCTTGCGTGCTTAAATACGAAACGACTACGCAGCTTATCCAGGGTTGTCCTCCAGGGCTTCTCTTCAACAACACCTAAATATGCATCGCCTGGTTTTGTGTCAGGGGGTGGATCAGAGACTAGATTATCGAGAGCCTTCTGCTCCTCAGGCTCTAGATTTGGCGTGTTTGAGCGAGAGAATATCTGATCATCCAAGTCTGATAATTGTTGACCGTCTTCCGGGTTGCGAGCAACTCCTTGAGAGTACGCATCGCTAGTTGGATTGATCCTTGGGACAAATGAAGAGGGTGCATTTAGCGCAATCTCTTCATCTTTTCGTACAGCGTTTCTTACCTCACCGTCACTGAGTAGTGGTGATTTAGGAACGAAAGAATCAAGAGGCGATAAGACCTCCGAGATAAACTCTACCTCTGGGGCTTTCTCTTTGAACTCTCTGTTGAGGTTTTCGTTTCGAGTCCAGCCGTAGTTGTCTGCATAGTATCGGTCAACTGCGTCGATCCTGGGCTGAATTTCTTCGATGATACTACGAATTTTCCGCTGAAGATCGGATCGTCCTCCGAGGCCATCCGAAAGGTAACCTTCGCCATTTCTATTCTCCTGCCAATTATTGCTTAGGTATCCGCTGTCTGAAGCAAACAGAACAACATCTGCTGCCTCGTTGCCGTCAAACGACATATCAGACAACGCATTACGAATAATATCATGGAAATCCTTGTTTGGTGTACCTAAGAATCCAAAATTAATTAATCGAACGCCGTCTGGCGTTGATATTGGATTGTAATCACTGTGTCCAGCTATGGCTTCTACGCGATCAGCAAGGTCTTTTATTTCCCTGTAAGTAAACGGCCTGCCAATTTGTATTTGAGCGCCATCTGCTTTAGGTCGAGATAGCTTTTTGACAAAGAAAGGTCTGTGCCAACCGACACCATCTTGCTTCATCAAGATGCCACGAACAGCAGAGTAAGCGTTGATCAAGTCCACAGAACCTGGCTCTAACTCACCAAACTCTTCGCCTTTGTACTTCCGTGGAGCAGCAACCTGTGTCTGCGTGCCGGGACTAGTTCGACCCTCGAAATAACCTGGTGCCTCAAAGTCGCCTGGCGACAAGACGTTCAGGCGTTGAGCGACGATATCATTGCCATTCTCATCTAAGAATGCTTTGGATATGTCAACGTGATACTGGTTTAGTATCTTAAACGGAGCATCAAAAGCCTCTGGCATATGCTCTGTTTTAGCGCCGGGAATACTTTCCCAGCTTATTTGGGCAAGAGAACTCTCGATGGCGTCTTTGTAATCAAACTTCGCAGTATCTTTTTCCGTGAGCGTAGGATCATGCTTCATCCCCTGCTCAAACCAGATAGCCCTATGCCCTTCTGGGTTGTCTATGACCCGTATCTTCTTGCCGTTCTTAGTTTCATAGTGCATGAAACCTTTTCGGGTAGAGATCTCTTCAGTCTTCTTCTTGACCGGCTTGCTTTCCATGCGGGACTTCTGGGCCACCCAGATTGCCGCCTGTACCTGTTGAGGCTCCCAACCTAATCGATCACCAAGCTTTTTAATTTCGTTCTCTACGAACGTGTACTGAGCGTCTGTGGGTGCATCACCTTTAAAACCAAAGGCTCGCATCATCCACAGATCTACAGTCGCGCCTTGTGTTCTTTGAGGATCGATGACCCTCATCAGGTTGTTGTAGAAGTTATTAGTCTTCCTGCCTTCCCACTGCCGCCCAGCAAACACGTCTTCTAAATTCTTGCTGGCAGTCTTTGTGAACATGCCAGTTCTGACTGGCTGACCAGCTTTGTTTTGATAGTAAGCTTGTAAGGCGTACTGCATGTTTGATGGAACAGGCGTCTGTGGTGATGTGATCGCTATGGCTTGTATCAGCCTCTCCGCTTCAGCCTTGTCACCATCCACAAGATCAAGTATTTCTTGACCGCTTCGCTCGTACCAGAACCGACCAGGCTCACCCTCTCTAGCCAAGCCCTCCACCAAACGCCGCATGGCACCAAGCTTTTGTGGGGAGTCAAGACCTTCTGGGGCACCAACGTATTGACCACTCTTTGTGCGCTTAGACATGACAAAATCATCAAGACGCTTTTCGGCACCAGCCGTGGGTCTCTGAGTGATCTCCAAGTCTGGCGTAAGCTTGCCTGTTTTATCTAGACGGTAAGGCGTTCTGACAACAGACTGTCGCTTACCATCGATGACATCCCTGCTGCCAATTTTTCCCGTATTAATCTGTGTGATCATGTCTT